CACTCGCGCGCCATTAGCCCGGTGCGGTCGTCAATCAACGGCACCCGAGGGGCCGGGATATTGGTTACATTAGGAGGGCTAGCCATTGGTCGGGCTAATCGCCAGTTCGGCGCCCAAAATGGTTATTTTAACCGGATCAGTGCCCGACACCTCGTACACTCGGTCGCGGATTTTCTGTGTCATGCCAAGGCGCCGCCAAATGGTGCGGTAGCCAAACCGCCCGATCTGGCCCATAGACTTCCAATGCTCGTTGGACCAGGTATGGCCGCCGTCATCAGACCAGCGCAGCATCGCGCGCGGCACCATGGTGGCAAGATTGGTCGCGGTTGCGTAAATGTAGTCGCCGCTTTCGGTTATTAAGAAATCGTCACCTTCAGTCAAAAGCGCGCCCGACAAGTATGCGCTGTCGAATATCTCGTCGTCAGACGGCGCCGTGCTTAGTCCCACACCAGTTTCGCAATCCAACTGAAGCGCGTGGTGCGCGGTGCGGCGCAGGTCGTTTTGGCCAGTAGGCAGCGCCCGCCACGACCGCAGCCATTTTTGCTCGGCGCCGTTGTCAGCGTACACGTCAAGATCAAAAGCGTAGATGTTGCCGTTCTCGTAATCGCCAATGACAATTTCGTCGTTGAAGTTCATCTGGCAATTGCCGCGGTGCCGGGTAAACTGGCCGTTATTCCAGCCGGCGCGCTCGTGCCAGGCTTGGGTAGCCACATCGTACACCCATGTCGTATTGGCTGACGGAAAGACCAACACATAGAACGAATGGCCGTCTTGCTGATAGGTGTAGCCGATTGCGTCGGACAAATTGCCGTACTGTTGGATTTGCCATTCAACGGCGTGTGTGGAAACGCGCTGGCCGCTATAGCCGTTTGCCCGGTAGACAATGCCGCGCCCGCGCGCGTCGGCGCCCAGCCAAAACAGGCCGTTGTCCAACTTAGCGACCGAATAGGCTGCGGCGCAGCCGATTTCGTTGAACGCCCCTTGGATGCGTTGCAGCGGGAAATCCGCGGTGCCGGCGTCGTACCAAACTTCGACGGAGGTAGTGCCAAACAGCCAGACTTCGCGGTGGTCGACGATCAAAGCCACAAGCCCGTCAGGCGAACCTTCCGCGCTGGCAAAGTCCAGCGGGTCTACCTGCGTACCTTCCAGCAAGCTGGTCACCCAGAACTTTTGGCTGTTTGGTTCGTTAAACACAAAATAGCCGTCGATGTACCCGACCGTCACAGCGCCAGGAAAGTCGATGTCATTGATTTGCTGGAAGACGTTTGTGAACGTGTTGTAGATGTAGCTGGGGCCGTTGGCGGCGACGAACAACTGAGTTCCGTTGTCCGTCATGGACACAGGGCCGGTGTTGGCAATCGTGCCTAACGCCGTCGCGGCCCAGTTGCTGTTGAGTTTATACAGCGTGTCGCCAGACACCACATACGCGTAGGCGCCCATCTGCCAAAGGCCGCGCACAGGGCCTGTGCCTATTGTAGCCAATAGCCGTAAACCTGGCGCCCGCTGAAGAAACGCCGGCTCCTTGCCGCCTTCCGGTACAAGTTCTGGAAAGAGGTTGACCATGCGGCTGTCCGCAGCGTTGACGCTGCGGGCTACATAGGTGGACCCAAGGATCGGCGTCTTCATGCTTGACCTTCAACGTATATGGGGTTAATGTCTACGGCATGAAGACGTGGAAACCCATTCTTGGCTACGAAGGCCTGTACGAAATCAGCGACGCGGGGCGTGTGCGCCGTGTGTCCAGAGGAAAGCGATTTACCGCCGAACAGGTGGACAAGGCTAAAGCCATGTTTGCTGACGGCGCTGCGCTGGCGGACGTAGCAAACTTCCTGGGTACGAGCATCACTACCGCTTTTTCCATTAAAAAGGGAAAGACGTGGGCGGGAGACAGTGGGGCTCGGCCGGTTAAAACCCATGTGGCAAGAGACCATTACATTCGGTTTAGCCCGTGCAAAGACGGGAAGTACGTCAAGATGGCAGTTCACAGGGCGATGTGGGAAGCCTTTGTTGGTCCCATACCTAAAGGCATGGAGATAAACCACAAGAACCTGGACCGATCGGACAACAGGCTGGAAAACCTGGAACTTCTGACGCACAGAGAAAATGTTCAGCATGCGTTCGACGCCTACAGAGAAGATCCGGCCAACCGTCAACCGGTGGGCAAGGCAGGATCTTATAGGGGGCGCTATTTTAAGCATCAGTAGTTTGATGCAAAGATATTAAATCTCTGTCTCGTCCCCACAATGCTGTAAGGCAGCGCCATGATGTCGTCAGGGTTGTTGATGCGCTTGAGATTGCGTTTAGATGTCATCGCAATTCGTTGCACTTGCGGAGTAGGCTCTATGCCAAATTCAGGAGCCAATTCGCAAGCCAAATTATAGCGAAAACACCGCAGATAGCCGGGCGGAAACGCCAGCGTTGTAGCCAGATTAGCGGGTTGCGTCAGTGGTTGGACCGACACGATGTGAAATTCTAGCACTTTGGTCGGCACCGGATAGACGTACATTTCAATGTTGGGGTACGTCATATTGACCCACAGTACCTGCGGGTATGTGCTGGTAACAGTCTTGACCGCGATGCCGTTGTATTGCTGCTGGTTGATCAGCTTGAGGCCGTAAGAAATGCCAGACGCCGGGTCGCGAAAATAGGTGCTGTCGTCAACCAAAATGGGACGCTCACCTACAATATCTCCGGTCGGCCCAAACGTGCGCGAAATAGTGCCTGGGGGCCAAGTTTCTACTTGGTCTTGCGTGGAAAACACGGACAGCCGTTCCGTGTTCCAACTGTCGATCATCTGATTAAGAGCGTACAGCGCGTCTTGTGAAGTTTCCGACGACGGCGTTTCACCTTCAGCCAAAACATTCAGCAGGCGAAGCGCGCCATTAATTTGATCACCCGCTGTTGTCATCGCCGTTATCCTCTTTAATTACGCGAGGCCGGCTGCGGCGCCGGCTAGCTAACCCGTTTATGCTTTCGGCAGGTTCCGGTGCCGGAGCCGGCGCAGCAGGGTTATAGCGCATCCAGCCGCACTCTTCATCATAAATTGCTTCGGCGTCCATCGTGGCAACCTTAGTGCCGTGATGGGGGTGCTGTAGATAGATTACGGCCATACAAACCTCTGAAGGTCGGCCCCTGCCGAAGCAGGGGCCGGGTCGGTTACGAAATTGCGTACAGCGCCCACGCGCCGTCGCTGGTCTTCCGAGCGCGGAAGGAGCGCACGGTGCCGGCGGTGGCTGCAATGGTCATGAGGCCTTGCGAACCGCTGGAACCAATGGTCCAACCAGTGTTGGTGGTCATCGTGATGACGCCCGCAGTCGTCGTGTTGATGACGCGGAAGTCAAACGAAGAGCCCGCCTTGGAGTTGTTAAGGAAGGCGTCCAGATCGGACGCCAGCGGCAGCGTGTAAGCGGCGGTCGTCGTCGGCGTACCGATGATGATGCCGTTAGTAAGCTGCGCGGATGTCAGCGTCGCGCTGTCCGTAGCCGTCGCCGGTACGGGAACAGTGACGATTTCCGGTTCGTTGAGGTTGCCATCACCAATCTGATAGCCGCCACCGACAGAAGGAAGTGCCATGATCGTGTTCTCCTATCTCTACCTGTTAGCCCCACATCCGCACGGCCATCGGCGGGCGAATGGTGCTGAAGCCATACAGTACGTCAATACGGCACGGCAGACGGTCGTTGTTGATGTCGTACTGGCGCACAACACGCATGGAGATGCCGTTGTGGACCTGACGGGAGGCCATGTCGACGCCCTGCGGCAGCAGAAGGTCGGCGGTGGCGAAGGAAATCGCGTCCTTGTGGTACACGAGGTTCTGCGGGTACTGCGTGGAAGCAGAGCCGAGGAACGTCACAACGGCAGAGGACTGCGGGAAGCTGTCTACAGTCGCCAGCGCGTTGCTGGAGGTGTAAATCGCCGGGCTGATCTTCACCGAGGTGTAGGCGCCACCGGAAGCCGTGTTGGCTTCGGTCACGACAAACTGCTGAAGCGAGCCGGTCGATTCGCGGGTCTGCGGGTTGACCGCGAACACGCTGGCGATGGTGAACACGTCGCCGGCGGCAATCGTCTGAGAGCCGGTGCCGGTGATGTTGATCGTCGCCTGGCCCTGCGTGGACACAGTGGTGGTCACCGTGTGCGCGCCGGTGCGGCTGCCGGTCGTGTGCTGCTTGATGGACTGAGACATGTTGATCTCGTCAAGACCCAGCACACCTTCACCCATCAGGCCGTTCTTGAACTGGCGGGAGATAGTGTTGACCGGGTTGAAAAGGCCCTTCAAGCCTTCAACCAGCCCAGCGTTGGCGGCCGGGTTGACCGTCGCGTAGCGCGGGGACATGACGGCAGCAGACTCGTTCAACTTCTGCTGGGCCTGGAGCAGCACCAGAGAGGTCGCCGGGGTCGTGCCGGGGGTGCCGACAGACTGGAAGATCGACTTGTAAGAGTTGGCCACGTCAGCGTCGATGCTGGACGCAAGCTGCGAAATACGCGGCTTGAGAACGCGCTCGGCGAAGTCGTCCAACTGCATGGTCAGTTCGGCAGACGTGAAGTTCACACCGATGTGCTTCTGGCTGGAAACCGTCAGCGTGGTGAACTGTTCGTTGTCGTCCTGCACTTGCAGCGCGGCGCCGTCGGTCACCAGAGCGCGGTCTGGCAAACGGATGCGG